GAGGGCGACTTCATGGAACGCGTCGCCCCGGGTGCGACGGCGGGCACGATCGCCGCTGACCGGGAGTCGATGCGGGTCCTGTTCGATCACGGGATGGACGCGCAGATCGGGAACAAGGTGCTGGGCCCGATCGACGTCCTGGCCGAACGGGCCGACGGCCCGCATTACGAGGTGCCCCTGTTCGACACCTCCTACAACCGGGATCTCCTGCCCGGTCTCAAGGCCGGGGTGTACGGCGCGTCGATGCGGATGCGGGTCACCGCCGACACGTGGGACGACGAACCGGCCCGGTCTGAGATGAACCCGGATGGGCTGCCTGAGCGGACGATCACCGGGATGAAGGTGCTCGAGTTCGGGCCGGTGACGTTCCCCGCGAACCCAGGTGCGTCCGCCGGTGTCCGATCGGGCACTGACGAGTTCTATGGGCGGATGGCCGAGGTGAACCCGCCCGCGTTCGCGGACGCGGTGCGGGCGTGCGGCCTGTCCCTCGAAGACTTCACCGGGCGGGACGGCGCGCGGAGCGTCCCCGGCGGTGACGAACAGGAAGACGACGTGCAGCCAGGGAACGGCGGAACGTCACCCAACCCCGCACACGTGCGGGACCGTATCTGGCTCATGAGAGGAATCAGGTAGATGCCTGACACCGAAACACACGAAGAGCGGCTGCTGCCGGGGAGCCTGGACGACCTGTCCGGCCGCACCCCCGAAGAGCTCCGGTCCATGCTGGAGCTCCTCGACGCGCACCTGCGGTCGCTGCACCAGACCGACACTGGTGAGCTCCGCGACCTCGACGACGACGAGCAGGGCGCGTTCGACACGGGCATGGAGATCCGCACGGCGATCGTGGACCGGCTCGACAAGCACGCGAAGATCTCCGAGGTGTTCCGCCGCCGCCCGGCCGCGGTGCAGCAGGCGATGGCGAACATCCGTTTCGGCGGCCTCGACGACCCTGCTGGTGACACGCGGCGTCTCACCAACCCTGAGGCGAGGGACCGGGCGCTGCGCGTCCTCGACTCCCGCGACGCGGGGGAGCTGTCCGACGCGCAGAAGACGCAGGTTGAGCGGGCGGTGCGCCGGGACACGACACAGGCCCGCAGGCTGCTGGTCACCGAGAACGAGGACTACCGGTCGGCGTGGATGAAGCTGGTCACCGACCCGCATCCGATCCTGACACCGGAGGAGAACCGGGCGGTGCAGGCGTGGTACGAGTTCCGTGCTCTCGGGGACTGGACGACTACAGCGGGTGGGTTCGGCATACCTGTGTTCATTGATCCGTCGATCATCCTCACGGCGCAGGAAAGCGGTAACCCGTTCCTGGCAATCGCCAAACAAGTGACGGTGAACACGAACCAGTGGAAGGGTGTCTCCTCGGCTGGTGTCACGTGGGCGTTCCAGACTGAGGCGGCGGCCGCGACCGACAACAGCCCGGTGCTGGCGCAGCCGACCGTCCTGGTGCACATGGCCCGCGGGTTCATCCCCTACTCGATCGAGGTGGGGCAGGACTACCCGTCGTTCGCCTCGGAGATGTCCACGCTGCTCGCCCAGGGGTACGACGAGCTCCTGGTGCAGAAGTTCACCGTCGGCACCGGCACCACGGAGCCGAAGGGGATCCTCACCGCCATCAGCGCGGTGTCCGGGGACCGGGTGAAGGTCACCACCGCCGGCCAGATCGGCGCACCGGACCCGTACCTGGTGTGGAAGGCGCTGCCGCAGAAGTACCGGCGGAACGCGTCCTGGCTGATGAGCGTCGGTGTGAACAACGCGATCCGGCAGATCGGCGCGGCGAACGTGTTCCACGGCTACACCGTGAACCTGCCCGAAGGCTGGGCGGACCAGCTGTTCAACCGGCCCGTGTACGAGTCGGCGTACATGCCCGACACGACCACGTGGACGACCACGGCGGAGGGGCAGGCGATCGTCGGCGACTTCTCCAACTTCGTCGTCGCCCGCAACGGCGGCATGTCCGTCGAACTGGTGCCCCAGCTGTTCCAGCAGGTCACCGCAGGCACAGGGCCTGCGGTGCCGACGGGACAGCGGGGCTGGTTCGCTTACGCGCGGATCGGGTCGGACTCGTCGAACACGGCGGGTTTCCGCCTGCTGGTGGCGAACTCCTGATGGCTGAGGACAAGCCGAAGGCGGCGCCGAAACCGGACCCGCCGCCGCCGATGCTGGGGACGGCGGCGGCGTCAGCCAACCCGGTCGTCCAGAACCTGCTGGCGCACCGGCAGATCGCCGTCAGCAACGGCGACGAAGCCGCCATCGCGGCGGTGGACGCGCAGCTGGCTGGGCTCGGCGTCGAGTAGCAAGGCGTGGTGGCCCGGGGTTTCCATGTTGCCCCGGGCCGCCACCACCAACATGGGAGAAGTCATG